CTGTGGCTCTCAAACTAATATCCCGCTGCCTCTCTGTTCTGGTTTCTACTGAATTAAGAACTGCCATAGCTGATTTTTCAGCAATAACACCAATAGCATCATCGCTTGAATCAACTGACAAGTTTCCATCTTCAAAAATAGGAACTCCATTTAATGGTCTTAGACCACTAAAGAAATTTCCAAGTAAATCTTCAGACCAACCCTTTGGTACAGGGTAAGTTGAAGAAGCTGTTACTGCTGTATTAGCAATATCAAAAACAGTATTTGGGTGATGTAGTATATAAATATTACTTCCAAACTTGTTTGCCTTTGCGTATGCTATTGCACCTGCAACGTTAGCCAAACTTGCTGTAGCTGCTGCTGCACCAAGAGTGGTACTACCATTTAAAGAACTATACAATGAATGAACATCTGTATCTTTCTTTCTTGCCATTGCATCACCTAACTGTTTACCAATTATAGTGAATACATTGTTTTGTTGTTCACGAACAAGTTTATCAGTCAAGATAACCTTTGCTCCTACTTCACTTGCAGTAAGATCAACTGTTGTCATTCCGATTTCTTCCTCATCAACAATGTCAATACCATCTGTTAAGTCAGATACTGTCATTTGCCCTACCTTGGGAACTGTTACTTGTTTAGCTCCTTTAGGAAGGCTGAAGCTCTCTATTAGAGCCATAGCAGGAGCATTGTGCTCCTCGGTATACCTAGCTGCTGCGATAATTATCTTACTCGCATTTTCCAGATTACCTGTTGTCGCTGTCTGTGCCATTTCGACATCTCCTTATTTTAAGGTAAATAAATTTAACCAACACCTGCTGCTCTACGAGCTGCTGCATTAGTATCAGAGTTACGAACACCCTGATTGTAAAGATCCAATAATCTTTCCTCGCTGGAACTAGCTTCTGCCGGAGCTGTGTTGTTGTCAAAGCTCTGTGCAGGAACTTGTTGCTTTTTTAACTTAGCGTTTTCCTCTTTGAGTGACCTAAGTTCTGACTGATGTTTCGCAGCCTGTTCCATTTCCTGAGGAGTGCTGTATCTCAACAGCTGTTCAGGATCTATATTAAATTGTTTACCATAATGTAAAGACGCTCTGTATTGACCTTCCTTGAAATCTAATGTTTGTTTATATTGTTCAGCAGTTTGCATTTGTTGTACCTGTTGTCTGTACTGTGACTCTGCATTTGCCTGTGCCTGTTCCGGAGTATACCCCTGGTTTATCAAATGACTTCTATATTGTTCAGCCTGTTGCTTTACTAAATTTTGAGTTCTTTCCTGCTCAAGCTGTGCCATTCTGTTTTGCTGATCTTCAAGTTGTTTCTGTAAAGAACTTGTATCAACAGGAGTTTCTGTTTCTTGCCCAGGATAATTAGAAGTCTCTGTAGTTTGTGCCTCAGTTGTAGCCTCAGTTGTAGCCTCAGTTGTAGCCTGTGCATCTCCTCCCTGAGAAGGTTCTGACTGGACATCTGTCTGCTCTGTAGACGGAACTTCTGTTTGCTCAGTAACAGGTGCCTCAGCCGGAGCTGTAGGTTCTGTTTCCGTGTTCAAACTTAATTGTGTTTCGTTATTTTCGTTTACCAAATTGCCCTCCTAATTGGTATTTCACATATATAAAATATAATTATTGTTGTGCATTGTCAAGATTTAGAAGGAACTCTGTCATCATAAATCTGTCTCTTGACGCCTGAGCTAAGTCTTCTCTTCCTTTATCTGTCAGATGTTTCTCTCTTAATGCCTGATTTTCCATTATTGCTTTATATTCTTTTTTAGCAACATCTCTTAATCTAAATAAAACTGGCTGAGGAATAGGATCTTTTCTTTGGTTTCTCTTTACAGCTATTCTTTGCTCCGGGGTAAAGGTCCTTAACAAAGCATCATTCTTGATTTCCCATACATCCCAGTCTATAACACCTGGTGCTATAGCAATTTCAGGATCGTCATACAAAGCATGAGCCTGAGCTAATGCTCTTTTTATAGGATCACTATGTTCCAAATCATGTTCTTCCCATTCTATGTCCAGCATTTCCTGATATTCTCTTCCTCTTTTGAATCCTTTTAATTGCCTATAAGCAAAATACAGATCTCTGTTTCCTTCTTTTGTGTTAGGGTATCTCTGTATAAGTTCCATCAGCCCGTTAACAAATTCCTCACTTATTTGTTTTTTCCTTTCAAAGTAAACAGCGAAATCACTTGTTCCTCTTTCAGCTTGTTGTTGCTGTAAAGGGGTAAGTCTGTCTGTTAATTCGTGAGATAACAAAGCTCTTTCGTGTGGTTCCAATTTATCATAAGCTTCCCCCATCGTTTCAAAAGACTCCTGCCTTAATATACTACCTGGTCCCTGAGGCCATGATCTCAATCCAAAAAACTCTGCTGTACCCCTTGTAACTCTTCCTTTTACATCTTCTTCCCAATTTAATCCATCATTTGAATCTGACCATAAAGCCGATTCTATCCACAAAGGCAAGGTGTTTTCTCTTACACTTCTTCCTGCTATCAGTATATTGTCCTTTATACTTTCTCCATGTAAGAAAGCAGGTTCTCCTATAAAATTAGATCCCAATGCAATATCTATTGCTTCAGAGGGAGCTGCTGCTGACTGTGCTCTTACCCATTTTAAAGCTGGATTATCTCTGTCAAATTTCATAAAGTTTTCCCAGTCTTTCACATCTTCTCCGGTAGCCTTCTTAGTTGTGTACCCAAGGGCTTTTGTTATTATTTTTGCGTCTGATATTATTTTAGAACCTGGACCAACTTTTTGCCCCTGTACATCAAATAACATAAAGTCCCCTTTCGTTGGATCAAGCATTCTTATTATTTTTTCTGAAGCTTCTTCTTCTGAATCTCCTTCTATTACAGACCTCATTCCCTGTATCCCTATAGCTGCCATTGCAACTCCTGCTGTCAGATTAACAATAGCTTTTCTTGCAAGATATCCTTCAGGACCACCTTTTAATGCCATGGTGTATAAAGCAAACATAGCTCTTCTGTAACGAGGAGCAAGTAATAAGGCTGACTCTATTGTCCTTTGTTTAAAGCTGACACCAGAGGACTGTGAACTGGCAAGTCCTCTTATAGAGTCTACAAATTTATCCAGCCCTGCTGCGTCTTTAGCATTTTTTGCCAAAGGGTCTAATCCTTTTCTTAACTCAAGCCCTGCAAAATCCATAGTTGCTGCGATTCCATCTCCAAATGCTGTTGCAAGTCTTGAATACCCAGGTAATCTTCCAAATGTTTTTTCTAAAACCCCTGACTTGTCTAAAGCTTCAATAGACTCCAGTGTTCTTTGCCCTGTTGATGGATCTGTAGACATTATCATACTTGATTTTTTCAGTATCTTAACATTCTCATCCTGAGACAAATAATTTGCTCTCCATTCTTTTACAGACTCAGGATCTCTAAGTCCTTTATAAACAGCTACCCCAAACCTTTTTGCTGCACCTGGGATTATGCCAGGATAGTTAAACATAATAGGTAATAGCTGTATCATAAATATGCTTCCGTCAAATGCTAAAGCGTTTAATCTTTGTATTTTGTTTATCTGTTCTATTCCTCTTAAAATAGAATTGGGTTTCCACCTCTCCATAATTCCTTCCATCTCTGCTTTGAAATCTAGCAATTCTTGTTCATATTGAGGGTCTTTAACTGCGAACGTTTCATTTTTAAATAAAGGGCTATTAATGTCTCTCATAGTTCTATGGTGTACTGTATGATATTTTGCTATATCAAACATTCTTTTTTCATATGCCAATTTTTTATCTATCAAATCATTTCTTGCACCTAATAGCATTTTGGTCAGTCCTTCCCAGTCACTATCAGTAAATTCTTTAATGAAAACATGATCCCCAAACATTTTATCAAATTGCTCTCTTACCTGTTGGTATCCGTTTTTATTAATTGTTTGAGCTGCTCTTCTCCAGTCTTCCTGAGTTATAGGGAGTCTTTGGTGTTTCCCTGTTTCTCCAAACCTCAATATACTCATTTGTTCATCCAGTATTTTTATTGCTTCATCTATCTCTTTTCCCTGTGGGGCGTCCCATCCATACTTTACTACCTTGCTCATGATGTTATTAATAACTTGTTCTTTGTCAGGATCAATTAAGTCTTTAAGGACAGCCACATATTCCTGAGGTTGGTCTGCTTTTGGTCTTCCTCTTCCCCTGGGGCGACGAAACAAAGTTGATATCTGATACCATGAAGGGTCTGCTTTTGTAACTCCATATATAGCCCCCATATCCATCTGCCCTGTCTCAGGATCAACTCTTGTTTTGGGATCAATTACCCCTTCCTCTTGTCTTTTTGTTGACGGAGTTCCGGCTGGTTCTCCGTACCTTCCTGTTGGAGCATATGCTTTTCGGGGTATTTTTAAATCAAATATTCTTCTTGCCTGTTGTAACCTTATTACAAATTCCATTTGCTTTTTACTAACTTTTATATTTTTATTAATTAGTTTTTTTGCTTCCTTTATAACATCCTCAAGCCTTGTCCCTGCTCTGACAATCAAAGCATCCCCATTTGGCCCTGCTGTTTTTAAAAGATTTTCCACCTCTGGGTAATATCTTTTTAACTTAATTAAATCCCCAATTTCTTTTTCTATGCTACGCCATTTTCTGTGTGGTTTTTGCTTTGCTGTTTTTTCTAGTTTCTCAATTAAGTTATTTACCGTTGCTATAAGAGGTTTGAACTTATCATGTTTACCGTTCTTCCCTTGAGTTTCATCTAGTATTCTTTGTAATTCCGGATCATTTTTCAGTTGAGTTTCATAATTCTTTATACGTAATCGCATTTTATCAACTAATCTTTTCCCTTCTTTATCGAATATGGCCATCTTTTTCATTCCAACCTTCCCTAAATAATGAAGATTTGATGAGGAATATTTGTTCATTTTATTAACCATTCTTATTACATTCGTTGCCATCTCCAACTCTCCCCCTCTTCTCATAACTCCAGCTACGCTAATCAAAGCTGCATTATTATGAGGCTGATATCTCCACCCTGCTCCTAATGCTGACTTCATAGATATGAATTGCCTCTCCCTTTCAGACCCTGTTTTAGCTCCCAGCTTGTACCACTTGCCTGATCTTCCTTTAAGAGCAAAGTCAACTACATTATCTTCTGAGATATTAAAAGCAGCAATTCTGCCTGCGTATTTCAAATCATCTTTGACTGCCTTACCGTCATCCATATTTTTAGTAAGATCATCAATGGCTCCATCTATGTCTTCTTTGTTTCCTAGGGTCGGCATAAAATGTTCTTCTGCTTCTGATATTTTTCTTATATCTAAAGTTCTTCCACTTGGCCCAACAACGTTATCAATAAGGTCTTCCCTGAAATCCTGTATTTCTTTCATTCTTTCCAGATACTCTTTCATATCATCTGTCAGGACCTTATTCCATCCTTCTCTTAATTTCTTACTCCCACTAAAATATTCTTCATATATCCTGTTGGTGTTTATCAATTTAGGGTCTTCTATTCCTGCCATTGTCATCTTGCGTCTGGCTGCCGGTGTAGCTAAAGGCCCTTCTACTATCATTCCAAAATTAGGGTTTGGTTTTTGTTCCCCCGTTAATAAAGGATCCTTCATTCTTTCTTTTGCAGAAAGAGGGATGTATTCATTGTCATCAACTTTTCCAAAACCTGTTTCAGAGTTCCACCAATACTTACCTGACTTTAAAGGAGAGTTTATATAGTTATTTAATTTTGATAATAATGTCTGAGTTCTGTACGAGTGCATTTCTAAAGCTGCTGCTGCTTGTTTCGGTGGTGTGTCTGCGTAGTACATAGGATTATAAGTTTTTCCTATTGCTTTAACTGTCCATGGGATTCCGGTAAGTCTAAATACTTTTCTTACTGCGTTAGACATTTTGCCTTGCTTTAAAAGTAGCTGCTTTTGTCTTTGTCCCAGCCAACTATCAGCAAAATCTTTTTGTGCGTTTTCCATTGCTTTAAAAGCAGCTTCAATAGTATACCCTTTAAGGTTGTAACCTTTAGTATTAAATAGTTTTCCATTGTCTTTACGTCTTTTGTTAGCCTGTCTATTATCTCCTCCAACAAAATCTCTAAGCTTTCGCTCTCCCTCTTTTTTAACTTCTTTAGGAGTGTCTTTTATTGTAGACATAAATTGTCTTTGATAGTAATCAGTTGGTTGTAATCCCATTTTTTTGTAAATAGGGGCTGCTCCTATTGTAGCTCCCGCAGAAAGTCCTTTCAGTCCTGCCAAGGTTGCTCCTCCTCCCAATATACCTCCGGCAAGTCCTCCAAGTATTCCTCCTTTCTCTGCACCATATCCTGCTCCAACATTAATCCCTGTTTCTCCTAGCACTCTTCCTGGTAATGCCATTGCACTTCCCCCCACAGGATCAAAAAATCCTCCTGCAATTCTTGCTCCCCTCTTTCCTATTGTGGGAGCTAATCCCCTTGCTACTCTTGCAGCTGCCCAAGGGCCTCCAAAAGCTATTAAAGGTGTAAGTGCTAAATCTAATGGACTTGTTGTATACTTTGCCAAAAAGGCTGCTGGAGTTTTAAGCCATTCAGGCATTCCAGATTCCCTAACTCTTTCTTCTGATACTAAAGGCGTGGTTAATCTTTCCCATACAGACCTTGTTGTTTTTGGTCTTCTTTGTAATTCCTGCGTAGTTGCAGGGGAGGGAACGAACGCACTAAATGATTGCTTACTCACCGGAGAAGACTGTCTTACCGGCACTCCCTGTGGATATTTTTCAAATAAGTTTGTCATTAGTAATAAATCTGCCTTGTTCTAGGAGCGAATGTCTGTTGTCTTTGTGACCCATAAAACGCTCTTTCATTTGGAGTTAACCTTGAAAATCTTTCAGTAAAAGGATCTTCTGCTAAATGTTCTCTAAATGTTTTAGAAGGCATTTCTCCAGCTCTTGATGCTGAACCAAGGTTTGCTAAATAATCGTTGTAAACATCCTGAAAGCTTTCCTGAAAGAATCTTCTTTTGACAGGGGTTTGCCCTCTCATTGCTCCTCCTATACCCGGAGCTTCTCTTCTTGACACTCCTTCTCGTGTAAAAGCCTGTCCGGTAGGGGAACTTAAATAAGTTGCCATAGGATTTTGCTCTAAAAAGGTTTTGCCTATTTCTCCTTTCCATTCAGGTGAAAGAAAATCTGAAAAATTATTACTTATTCTTCCTGCTAAAAGGTCGGTTGCCTGAGCCCGTTCTGTTCCTACCTTCCCTGTTAAACCTGTTGGTTGCGTGTATCTTCCGAAATCAGGGGTTTCCCAAAATTTAGTCTGCCAATCTTCTGTCCACGGATTTGCTGTCATATATTACCTCACGAAACTAGAGAATAAATTTGCTCTTCTTTTAAAATCATCTATGTAAGTTGGTCCTTGGCCTTGAGTTGCCATTGTAGGGCTAACTGTAAACGGATCCTGTCCAGGTATTACCCCAGGGGAAACCGGTCGTGTGTACAGATTTCCAAGATCATCAGGATTTATCCTACCCGCTAAATTCATTAATGCCGGTGTCATCATATTTAATGCAGTATTCATAGGATTAAGATCTCCTAAGGGGCCTAAAGGAATTTGGGTTGTAAGTGGAGCGTAAATTTCTGAGAATGCCCTCATTGCTGGGTCATCCCTCCATGAGAAATCCGTCAACCCCTGTCTTGCTGCTTTGTTTATGTATGTGCCAAAAGGATCTCCTCCAAGGTCGGGTTGTTGAATATCCATCATAGTAGCAAACTCCATTCCTGCTGGTCTGTCTGCGTGTCTTTCCCCAAACATTTCTGTTTGCCCTATACCGGGTGCAGGTTGATCAGCTCCCATCATATAAGGATTGTAGTCTTCAAATGTTAATCTTGGATTAACCGATGGATTTGTTATTCCTCTTCGTTGAATATCTTGTATATCAGCTGCTGAAACTGGACTAGGAAAGTTTATCATTGATGATGTTGCTTCCGGACTAGCCCAATCCCACTGAGGCCCTCCTGTAACACCAATTCGAGGGTCAGTACCAAGTTGGTTGGCTAGGCTTACTAATTCTCCTGTTGTGTATGCTTTTCCTCCGGGCATTAATGGACCAGGTTGTCTGTCAGCCATTCTTTCTCCTATCATTTCTCCTGCAGGATTATAATTCCTAGGGTCCCTAGGTAATCTCCCCATAGGACTTGCCCCCGGCATATCTGCAATCCCTGGTTCTATCCATTCATCAGCTGCTGACGGCTGTGTAATTGGAGGCTGTGTAATTGTAGGCTGACTACCCATTCCTTCTTCTGCTAGTTGTAAGTCTTCTAAATAAGCAAATGGGTCTCCACCTATATCTACCTGTGGTCCTTGTCCTTTTATTGTATCAAGCCAATCCTGTCTTGTTTTTTCGTATTCTAAGTTTGCTCCTGCTGCTTTTCCTGCTAATTCTGGTTCCATACCTGGTACCATACCTGGTACCACAGGGGGAGTATCTGAAACAGGTAACGCAGGTCCAAGTCTGGTTTGCCCTGTAACTGGATCAGTTATAACTCTTTGTCCTTCAGGTAATTTGTCCCAAAATGGCAACAAATTACCTTGCTCATCTCTTCTTTGTGTCAATCCTTGTCCTGCTCGTTGCTCATCCTGAAATGCTTTGAATGCTTGGTTTGCCTGAGCTGTATCCCCTCCATAAGTTTCTGCTTTGAATCTGGGATCATTATATGTAGCAGGGTCAATAAACCCTCCACCTGGTGTTCCTTCTGGTGCATCAATAGCTCCTCCGGGAACTGCAGCTCTTCTAGTTTCTTCCCTATCTAAAAGATCTCCAAATGGATCCCCACCTATATCTGTAGGGTCGGAGGTTAAACTTGGTGGGGTAGTTACAGGGGGTATGTCTTCAATTAACGGTACTCCTTTGTCTCCCTCCTCCCACGGCATAGGTTCTATTTCCCTTGCAGCTCCTCCGGGGATAATGGAGGGCATATCATCTATACCAGGTACTCCTTTATCTACCCATTCTGGAACGTCTTTTGGCACCTCAGTATTGGCGTCAAGTTTGGGTTTTGCTGGGCCTTCATCTACTACACTTGCTGCTGCTGGTAAAATGTTTTTTGCTTTAGTGGTAGGTAAATAATTCTGAAAAGCATTCTTGTAAAAACCAGGTTGTGTTAACCGGAAAGGGTCTGTTGCCTGTGTAGCAAAGTATGTTTTGGCTAATGTTTCTGCAATAACATCTCCCAATTCTCCGGGGTATGCTCTTCTTGCCAGTGACTGTCTTAACGCTAATTCATTACCAGGATTGTCAACAAATTTTGTATATAATGTTTTTTGTAAATCTGTTGCGTAAGTTGGGTCTGTCCAGAATTTTTGATTATCTGTGAAAGCAAGTTCTTTAGCTTGCTCTAATATACCAAGCCCTTGGTTAATATTGTTTGCCATACTATTTGGTCCCTGTGCCAGAAAGGCTCTGAATGACAAAGCTTCATTTGTTACATCAGGCTGACCGGGTAAAGCTACTCTTGGAGTTAATCCTGCTGTTTCTAGGAATGAAAATACTCCATTGTCCTGAGCTAAAGGATTAAGTAAGTTTTGATATGTTCTTCTTGCATAAGGGCTTGCTCCCCCTGTTGCTGTAAGAGGTAATCCCGCAGCTATTTCTTTTCTTGTCAAACCACTATAAGCTCTTTCCTCTGGAGATAAATCCATACCAAAAGGATCTCCTCCCAGATCTGTCGTTCCCAAAGGATCTCTGGTTTCTAAAGGTCCTTTCTCTGCCCCTGCTTTTGCATCTGCTTTTGCTTGTCCAAATTTTTCTTTTTCTCTTTCCAATTGAAATTGCTTTTCTTCGGTAAGAGGTGATTTTGGGTCTAACTGTGTACCTGGGCCTCCTCCTAAGTCTTCCGGAGTATGAGTGTATGGATTTTTACCGGGGTCATCCCTCCAAATGTTTGAAAAATTTCTTTTGTATATCTCACTAAGAGGGGTATTTTCATTGTCCCCTGTAATCATATCGGTTATATTCTTGTCAAGGTTAGCTGAATATTGAGACACTTGCCCCATATCTCCGTCTGCATTGGCATATGCATATAACATTGCATCTATTGCTTTTCTGGCCTGAGTATCAGAAACACCTTTAGAAGACTTGTATTCCTGTACAAGTTTATCAACTTCTTTTTCTTGAGCAAACATTCTAACGGATACAGGGTCAGCAGTCCCACGATATTTTGGAGCAGTAGGCCCAAGAATCATTTTTCGTGCTCGTTCTTTTTCGTCAGTAATAAAAGAATGTATATATTCTTTTAACAGTCCCTTGTCTTTCCAGTCGTCAGCTCCTCCTTCCTTATCGTCTCTTTCCAAAGGACGATCCCATTTATTTAACCCTACTATTTCATGTAATTTTTTTAATATCTCAGCTATGCTCATTATATTCCTCCGACTGGACCTTGCATCCTTAATATTTCTAATTGTTCAGGAGATAACGCTCCCGGTCTTGGTTGTCCCGGGGGAACCAAAGGTCCTCCCTGTGGATTTGGAATAGGTGGTGGTACTCCCATCATTGCATTAGGCATAACCTGCGGTGGGGCTGTTGGTCCTGCTCCTCCGGCTCCCATAGCCATACCAGGTAATCCCTGTTGTTGCTGTGGAGGGGGCTGAGGTTGCATGGCCTGTTGTGCAGCCATTATTGATTCCTGCCTCTTTGCTAGTTTTTCATTTAATATTGTAACCAGTTCTCCAAAATAAAATTGTGCAAGATCTGGTCTTCCTCTTTCTTCTGATGCAGACAATAAAGTCCACAGTGCAGCTTCAGGCAAAACTCTTTCTGCCTGTTGTTCTCTGATTGCAGCTTCCATATCATCGGTATCCTGTAATCCAAGTATTTTATCTCTGATATAACCATCAGGGAGTAATGGAGATTCTCCTTCCCTTGCTATTTGTGCCATGCTCATCTTGGACATATCATCCTGTGGAAGTTGTCCGACAAATGTGACAACAATATCACCGGCATCTTTTATATCTGAGGGTTTAATTTCTTCTTTAAAGTATGCTCTGTTCATATCCTGCCCGGATAATTCCATGGCATCAAAGGATTCTGTCAGATACTGGTCATTAAGGAGCATACAAATTGTAGTGTATGCCAGTTGTAATGCATCCATTCTTGGCTGGAGAACGCTGTCAATTCCCTGTCTGAGGGTATTAATTGCAAACCCTGATAACTGAAACTGAAGGTCTCCAAAGATAGAGTGGGGGACGGAACCTCTCTGCTGTTCGCCCGACACCAGACCCATAAACGCTCCTGTTTCTTGGGCTACTTCCATTAATCCTAATGGCTCTATGTCCTCACCTTGAGCGAGGGAGATTTCTGTGCCTTCTTTATAGGGGTCTTCGTCTAGTGTCTTCATTCCGTCCCTTGACTTTATTTTCAATCCTTGCTTTCTCGCTCTTGATGTCATCTCAAGCATAATTGACATTACGTGATTATGATTTTCATAAACTTCTCTGTTATGTTTGAATACAGATTCTCCGTGATCTTCTATTGTGTCATCAATTGGGACGTGGTCATTCATTGCCTGTATCATAGGGGTTGCTCCTACAGGTCCAAGAAATACAGGGACATTTGTGGAGCCATGAGGGGTAGCTTTCTTAGCTACTCTTCCGTTGGATAGTACAACTATATTTACTTCTTTGTCGTAATAGTCATATACTTCCAGCCAGTCTTCGTAATTATCATTAACGGCAAGTTTAATATTATATTCAGATTCTATTTGCTCTTTAGATTTTTTAACTTTGTAGCAGGCCCATTGGAGTCCGTCTGCTCCTGTTGACCAGTATGTATGCATAGGATCCCACGGAGTTATATCAATAAAACTTTTCTCATCCTTATCTTTCATGATCAAAGCTCTGCCTGCGAACCATCCTCTGAGGGATATGAACCATGCAAGCTGTGCTTTAAGTGAGGGTTTCATTTGTTTAGCCAGTCTTTCATCTGCGTGTCTCAGGGCACCAAGGAAAAATCTTTCTTTCTTACTATTGTTTTCTCTTTTTTCTTTGTCTTCAGACAGTTGGGGTATTCTTGCCACCATTTCAGAGGACGATAAAAAGGAAATAATTTTATCTGCATAGGTTGAAGGTTCATTAGAGGTATAGGACTGGAATCCATCCCCTGCGTCATATGGATCAAGGCGATAAAGTGAATAGTCTGACTCCATTCTTGACCTTAAAGGTTCTGTGGAATCATAATGTGTTTCTACTTTATTGATTATATCTTCAGGTTTTAATCTTTTTCGTGCCATTACGCCCACCTTTTAACACGAATAGTGTTCCTATTCTCAATATGGCTGTACCCAAAACGGTTAATTAGGCCATAAATTAAAGCTTTAATTCCATGATTATACTTATCTTCCGGCTGATTGCCAACTATATTCCCATCCCTATCTGTTTTCCACTTGTAAACTTTAGTCTGTCCATCAAAGGGGTTAGGGGCTGCACCAAATTCTGACAAAACCCCTTTACATTTAGGGTTAATTACCAGCTTTGGCCTGTGATGTTTGGGGTCAACTTTAAGCATAGACTTTAATCTTTCAGTTCCGTCATTTATTTTTACTTTTTCCGAGTCCATAAACAACCCTGCCTTATCAAGCCACACTTCTGCGGGAGCAGACATGGCCTGATGTTGATATCCTGCGACATCAATAACACCAAAATGGACATCTTTCCACCACGGCTTGTCCATAGCCATGTCTACAATTTCTTCTGTAATAAGAGTTTTCTCATATATTTCATCAACCACGCAAATTTGTTCATCAAGTATCTGTACAACTTCAACGGCGTAGCCACCGGCATAACCGGGGTCAACCCATAAGTGGACAGGTTCCTCAGGAACGTATTCAATTTCTCTAACGTGGTAATCTGCTCTGAACTCCGGGAATACGAGCCCGCGTGGAGGACTAGGGATTCCCATAATTCTTTCTTTGAAGAAGTCGTCTGAGGCATCTTCCTGAAGTCTTTGTATTTCTGGGTCATCTTCTCCTCCCGGATATAAATGATAATTTGAAAATGAGGGTAGGGAATAAGACTGTTCTATGTCACTCCCGTGCTGCCATGCCAAAAACAATTGTGGATACCATCCAAGTGATCCTTCAAAAGTTCCTGCAAGGAACATCCATGCTGCTTTCGGAGCACATCTACCTCTGATTCTATAAAATGTTTCAAGGTCTAACTGGCTGGCTTCACACCCTATGATTCCATTGGGGGCTCTCATAGCAAGAGTCCTTGGGTCTTT